CCTTATCTGAGTTGACGGTACCTTCTTCAACAAAGGTGAATGTCCCCGCCTTGAGTTCGCCAGTGTCCGCAGTTCCGTTGGCGTCCGACGAGCGAGACGCGGCACCAGCGGCAGCGGCAACGGCAACATAGATGCCGTTTTCCGAGGCGGTGACTTGGTTCTTGACGAGAACTCTGTCGCCAGCGACGAGAGTTACTCCGTCGATGACGTCACCAGCCTCAAGGTCGGAGGCTAGGTTGATTGCCGCCGTTGTACCAACGCGCACCGACTGCTTGACATCAAGACCTTGGCGCGCCGCGTCGACGTATCCCTTGTTTGCAATGTGCGCGGCATCGGTCGGCGTTGCGACTTTGGCATTTCCGCTTGCGTCGCGCTTAACGAGTTTGCTGGCTGTCGCATCCGAAGTTGCATCATTGAGCATGTTCCAGAATGTGGCTGGCAACAAACCTGCGCTGTCCGTGTCGGCAACATTGAGCGTGAGGGTAATCGTGCCGTTGGACTCAGATACGGAGAGGGCTTCGGCAATGCCACTGCCACCGCCAGAAATGATGGTGTGGGGTAGCGATTTGAACGCCGAACCCGTATAGACCTTGATGGTGTTGGTCGTTGAGTTGTAAATGAGACGACCGACGAAATTGCCAGTGGCTGGGTCGGAGCCAACAACTTCAAACGCGGCGTTAATCAGTTGGTTCTGATTAAGGTTTATATTCGTCAAAAACTTCTGAGCCATTGTCTACCTCACGTTAAATAGGCGAAACCCGAGAAGGGGGCCGAAAAGGTTACGACCACCTGCGAATTGCTTAAATATTGTACTTCACCGTAAACCACCGTATTAGCAGAATCGACAACAGTTACCGATGGCTTGCCGCCGAGTGTGTGGTTAATGGTCCATGTTGAGGAAACAGAAGCCTGTGCGTGGGTGTGGCGATTCGTTAAAACGAATTGACCAGTCAGGGTTGTAAGTGTTACGAGATTTGGTGAAACATCGTCAACATTTACGTCAATTCTTTGTTCTTGGACAATGACTTGGTTCGGAACCGTGTTGCTCATCTGGTCACCTCAGGTGACAAAGTAAAATCACCTTGCAGTATTCTGCTGACAATTCCGTTTGATGCAATGATTTCCAAATCGTAAACGCCAGAACTCGCTATTGTTTCGGTGTCGGCAGCAGAGATGTTCAATTCGATAATTCCCGTCGTGGAGCCAAGACTAATTCTTCCGTTTTCCGTAGTAAGCGAAATAAGAATCGTGCTTGAATCAACGGTCCTTCTCACCTGCATCCTTGCAGTGTAGCCAGAGAGGTCCCACGGCAAATACGTTGGGTCGGACGGGGGTGACCCAGGGTCTGGATACTTGAAGGTGAGCGTGCGACCGAACGTTGAACCCGCTTGACAAGTTATGTTGTAAATACCAGCAAGCATTGACGCGCGCTCCTAACCACTTCGTCCAATTGTAGATTACGCGCCCAACGAATTGCGGGCAGTAATTACAAGACGCTTGCGGATTCCTTGTTCTTGCCGACCTTCTTAAGGCCCATCGACATGGCAACCGACAAAGCAACGGCGACGACGCCGACTTTCAGGTTGTCTGTCGATATCAGACCGTCAAAGTCTGCACCAGTGGCAAGCCAAGACCCCAGGTAACCCTGAAGAAATGTACGCGCTGCCCTTTCCGCAACATCCTTAACGAATGAAGTAGCCATAAACCCTCCTTATGGTCACAACAATTTTACCAGTTATGCAAGCGGAGCGGTGTTGAGTAGGCCATAAGTCGGGTCGTCAAGAATCAGCGGCAATGTATTGTAGGCTTGATGATTCAGGACAAAACCCATTGGCTTGGTTTTTTCAATCATGGCAACGACCTGTGGTGACGTGTCTCCGCTGTTAGAAACGCCAGGCGTTTCCGACAAAAGCGTGTAAACGTTTATTTGAAAGAACTCTCCGCCAGGGAAGACAAAAACGATTTTTTCTCCACTCAAAACCTGCTTTGTGCATTCTTTGATTGCTTCAAGTGTTCCAGCGGTCCTGCCAAAATATGCATTCTTTAGTTGCCAAGTAATCGAATCGTTTACATTTTGAATTGCTTCTGCGTTTGCGCTTGTTTTGATAGTGCGATAAAGGGGTGTTCCGTTAAATTGCGAAAGCCAATCGGCATAATCCCCATCTACGTGTTCTGGATTAACTAATTTACTATATCTAAAATCTGAGTTTCTATTTTTGACAGAAATCTCACCATTCAGGTATTCATAATATTTTGAATACAGTCTGGCTGATAAATCTGCACTTCTTGTCAACGCATAAAGCAACTTTGTGAAGGGATAATTCGGATATTCTTGAATTTTGTCTTTATCCCAAATAAATGTCGGCAAAAACTTCCGCATGTTGTACACAAACGTATTTCCAGTAAATCCAAATTCATTCATCAACGTCGGTAGGGCAACGTAAAATACGGTTCCACCGTGCTGAGTAAAAGTAATATCTACATCAAATTTAATATCATTATTATTTACGTTTATTGCGGTAACATCAACGACAGGACTGAACATGGGATGCCAAACCTGCGCTGTTGAAATATCTCCATGTGAAGAGGCTGTCGCTGTCGTAACATTTTTTAATTGAATGCTGTAGTTGATTTCTTTTTGTCCATACAACTGAGCGTGAAACTGAGCCTCACTACCATTTATTTGGTTGTCTACTGGAATGATTTCGTGTAGCGAAAAAACAATGGGAGACGAGTCGTCAAGTGGTTGAATCTTAAAAGAGTATTGCAGCGGATAAACAATCTTGTCTGAGACTACAGAAACCTGTCCGTTTGTGCACGTCCAATTGTGTGAATAGGTCTCAGGATTTTTTAGTGTTCCATTCGAATCAACAGTAAACAACATGTCGCTTGCCGAAATTATTGAGCGCGTATAGTTCTTTATTTGCATTTAAATCTCAATTGAGGTCAGTGTAAGTTGTATCTTTTCTAACTGAAGGTTCAACAGACTGCCTTTGTAACGGTAATTAATATCAGAGCCAGAAACACTTCCCCAATTCGGCGAAGTTGCAGCACCAGTTCCACCAGACGCGTACGTGCCAGAAGCCGCTGCATTGACCACCGTAAAAGTGTTGGTTGTTCTAGCGGTGATGGCAGTTTCAATGGCCGTATTCAACGTATTGGGGGTTACGCTGGTGACCGTAACCAAGTCACCAACGGACAATGGATGATTGTTGCATGTATAGACGACGTTGTCTCCCGACTTTACGGCGTTGGTAACCGTTACGGAGTATTGCTTTGCAATGGAGAGCGTTGTCACACTATGAACTGATTGGCTTCCGTAAACAACACGTTGAACGTCGGAATTTCTTAGTATTTCTTCTGAGAACTGCGCATAGTTCGGTGAAAAAGCCGTCAACAGGTTTTGTTTGATTTCAGATTCTACGGCCCCCGTATTGTAGTTTGCAAAATATCTGACCGAAGCCTGAATCCCAAAATTCAACAAAAATACGTTTTTTACGCCAATCTCCAAACCAGCAACACTTTTCTCAGAAACATCTGTAAGAATTTCATTTCTTTCGGTATCCGTCAAGTTTCGTTCGGGTCCGTATACAAATGCGACAACTTTTCCCGCAACCGCAGGGTCGGATAGTTCAAGGTCACCATCCTTGTCAGTCAGGTCGTAAACCTTAACTCTTCGAATGATGTTTGGGTACTTTGAAAAAATATAATTCTGCAGTTGTTGTGCTGTGGTCAAGCACGACGACATGGACGCAATATTTGATACCGAGCGGTCCAGAAATTCATCAATTGTTTCAGCGTTTGAGCCCTGAGCAAAAGTTCCTGCGCTTTCGGCTGAAAGAATTGATTGGGAAAATGAAATAACCTTAAGTTCGTTTCCTGTTGGTATTGGTGGGATTAAGCCAATCAACTGTGAGGTGACAGAAGTTGTCCCATGTGGAAGGGCATCGCCTGGATTATTTGCAGCGATTACAAGTTCCGAAGTGGTTTCAAACACATAAGAATACGAAGCATCATCCTCGACAGTTGGTGAATTCCATGCAACGATTGTTCCCGCTGGCAAAGTTGCGCCATCATTTGAATTGGCGGTAAATTTTGCATTCATCGTTGCTCGTGAACCATCCGAATATGGGGTACCCATCATTTTCCCCAAACCAAGCATCAGGTTGTCTGGCAACCTATTGATTGCTCCAATGTTTAGTGCCGACATGAATGCAAAAGCCTGAAACATTGCATCTTCGACGGTGCCAGGTCGTAGTTCGAAGTTGGGCAGGACGGTTCTTGCAACCTGAATTGACTCCAGGTAAATTTGTGCAGGCGAAAGGTCAAGCGGCCTTAGGTTTAGGTATTGTCTGAAATCTGCAGCCATGGTTGTTTACATTACTTTCTATATGTAAATCTGACGTTGACCGTGCCGCTTGCCTCTTCGGTGACACTGTTGATATCAATAATTTCAATTTCTGGAATATATTTATTTGCAGCAATTAACAACTGTGGAGTCGGCACAACCGAAAATGTGGGGTCAGCAACGCCAAAATCAGGAGTCAACGGCAATATAAATGGTTCCGTCAAAATACACATGGCTAATAACTGCTTTATGTAGCCATCGGTTCCTTCCTTCAATTTCACAAGATTCTTGTCGGTGTCGAACCGCAGCGGAAATTTTAATGTGTCCATGATTAATCCGTTTGCTTAAAAGGTGTTAAAACAACATTACCCAAACTTAGAGTCGCCCGAAGAGCATTAATTTGATTTTGCAATTCATCAACTAGAGCATTAAATTTTACTTTTCCTGAAAAAACGTCCTGTTTTTTGTTAAAATTACCCAATACAAATATCTCTTGTGTTTCAAGGTCAATGAACGTACACAAAACTCTGTCATTTGGTTGATACACGTTCCTGGTCGAATTATTCAAATAATTGACTTTTGTATATGTGCATCCCAATTGGGGCACATATACGGTTGGAAGACTTGTCGGATTGGAATCGTGCCACCTGATTATGCCGATATAAACGCCGCCAGCGACCAACGGGTGCGACGAACCCTTTGTTCTATTTATTTGATTTTCATTGACGTTCATACAGTTTCTACATTTCCGCCACCACCGCCGCCGCCTGTAGCAGGTGCTTTAAGTGTGTATCCTGGCAAAGGATTTGCTTGGTATAGGCCTTCAATTGTAGCCCATTCAACAGAGCCTGGCAAAATTTCTCCGACTGGAATCGGTTTTATCTTGTTCTCTTGACGAGGTGGGGTCGCAAAAGATACGGATACTGGTTCATTCACCATTTCTGCATAGTCGACCGAAGTTATCAAAAAATCATCTGTGAACCAGGGTATTTCGCCAACATTCACCGTCATCCCTGGTCGCAATCGTACGCCGTTGACCCTATCGACAGTACACGAACCATCACCCTCCATTGGGTCGTTCTCGGCGTGATGCATTGTTGGCAGTTTATTCAATATGAACCGCGTATCTTTGACTCCGTCAACAATCCTTGCTGGATAGTGCAAATACGTTACTTTTCTTGTGGTGGTTACATTCTTTTGTTTCTTGGCATTCCAACGTGTATGTTCGTATGAATCGTGTCCGCGTTTGTACATGAGCCATTGCTGGGTACAAAAATACAATGTTCCGTCTGATTCAAAAATAATGTAAGGATTTTTATTTGCATCTTTGGATTCTCCAGCAAGTTTTGTCAATACATCCCATAGGGAGTCGGCCATTTTTTCGCCATCCGCTTGGGTTATTGTTCTTTCTTTTGTCGTTTCTTGAACAACTGATTTCAAACCATATTTCTTTGCTGCATTG